GTCTTTCTATTTGATGTTGATGTACCAGTACCTACTGCAAATATTGTTTCTGCAGTTTTATTTCTATTAGTGTCAGCTGCATTAAATCTACCAAAGAATGCAGAACCTAGTGTAGTAGTATCAGTTGATAAACTACTACCTGTTATGACTAATTGTTGGCCAAATATGATATTTCTACCAGCAGAATGATAAGCATTTGTAGTAACTACTCTTGCATTTGATATATCACTAAAAAGAATATTAGAACCACCAGCAATAAGGTTATCACTGATTGATGGAGCATTTGTAGTTGATGCAGGCTGTGACCCAGATACACTTATTGTATTACTTGAACCACCAATTGTATTTCTCAAAACTGATAATAAACCTAATCCAATAGAAGATGAAAAATAATTATTTGTTAAAGAAAAAGTAGTATCATTTATAATATTGTTAGTTAATGATGCAGCAGATGAGTTTAATGCTAAAGTTACACCACCATTAACCGAGTTATTGGAGAATGTAGTAGTAGACCCTGTTAAGAATGCAGAAGTTGCATTGAGAGTTACTGTACCCTGTATAGTATTTGAAGAGAATGTTAATCCAGAGGTTAATTTTTCTGCATTTACACCTGCAGATGAACCTATGTTTATAGTACCTAAATTTAAGTTACTACTCAAAGTCCATGCAGATGAACTAACAGGCCCTCTAAATGAATATGAACCTCCACCTGTATTTAAGTTCATTGTAGGTGAGAATCCCATTGACCCACTTATTTGTGGTATAGATGCAGCACCTAAGAATATATTAGCATTACCACCAATGTATCTTTTAAATCCTGCAGTTGCAGTAAATGGATTAGCAAATATATTTTGACTACCACTTAAGATTGTATCTGGAGTAGTATTACTATTTTTGAATATTAAGTTTCCAACAGATGCAGATGGTGATGCATTACTTCCACTAATGTGAGTTAGAGAAGATGATGTATATCCTTTTCCAAATAAAACTAAAGACCCACTATGGTCATCTAAAGTAATTTGATTTATAAAACCTGGGTCTGTAAGAGTTTGTTGTCCTGTAAAGTTATTACTTCCAGTTGTTGCAAAACTACCTGTGTCGATAGAACCACCTCCACCACTACCAGTATCAACTGTCAATGCAAATGTAGAATTATCACCTTTGGTAAATGTAATTGTGTTAAGATTTACCGATGCAGTTACTAATGAACTTGCAGTTACCGAAGAACTAACAAATCCTAATGAAGTTATTTGTGCACTACCTGATATTGTTCCTGTTGGTATAGTTGTAGCAAATGATGATGTAGCAACTTGTGTATTTTGTCCTAATGAATTACCTATCCATGCGTATCCATTTTGTAGTGATGCAGTAAATCCTGCACTTGCACTTAATGGAGTTAAAACTGCTACTCTACCATCCGTTAAGTTTGCCTTATTTTGGAAACCGAATACAGCAGGATAAGTATCTAATGCAGTATTGTTAACATATATTGCCGGTCCTGTTGACCATCCTGTAATTCCGAATACAGATGTATCTATCGTAAATCCTATTTCATCAGTAGTTGCTAAATCACCCGTAAATATTGTTGATGGAAATATACCACCATTATCCGTTGTATCTCTCGTAGTAATAAAATTTCTTTGGATTGTAGTAGTTCCTGCAGACCCACTAACTGTAATCTTTGGTGCAGTTGTTCCACCTGTTGCAGATGAAGAAACGAATATTTGTCCTACTACTGTTAAGTCAGTTGTTGCACTTCCTGATATTGTTACATTACCTGTTATAATTTGATTACCATTAAATGAGTTGCTACCTGTTGTTGCATAACTTCCAGTTTCTGCAATTAAACTATCTACCTTTTGGTCGTTAGATGATGTGTATGAATTGAAAGATGCAGTTGTTACGAAATCACCTGCACTTCCACTAACATCAGGAATATTAACTGCAAAGGTTGTATTATTTCCTTTTGTGAATGTTAAGTTTCTTGTACCATTGTCAAATGATGCAGTAATTAAAGAAGATGCAGTTACAGATGAACTAACAAATCCTAATGCACTGATTTGTGCAGATGATGATATAACACCTGCAGGTAAAATACCACTACCAGTTAAGTTAGCAGCAAATATATTTCCTGATGAAGATATATTAGTTCCATCAAAAGAAATATTTAAACTATTACCTAAACCATCTTGCAATACTGTCATAGTTCCTGAAACCAATGCATTATTAGTTCCTAAGTGTGCTAATGATTGATACGATTGTGAAATATATAAGTTACTTAAACTTCCCATTTTATTTTATTTTAATATTTTTATACTGTTGACCATGTTCTAAATTCAGCATTTGTTCCACTCCATGCTGCTGGAGTTGTTGACCAAACTTTAGGATTTATCCACAAATTACATAATGTACATGTTTGTATAATTCCTGGTTGAAGTATTGGTAAATTAACTAAATCAAATTCATCAGCAGTTATTGGCTCTATTATAGTATAACATACTAAGTTAGCATATGTATTTGATAAATTTGGTGATTTTAATGTAGAAAATACTCCACCTATCGAAGTTGTATAAGTCCCTGCGTCTAATATTGCTTTGTATCTATTGCCAGTTAGACAATCTTCAATTATAAATCCAGTATCACCTAATAAAAAAAAAAGACAACGATTTTTGTCATTGTGGGTAGTTAACTCAAAGGTTGCAACCCATCCGGCGAGTCCGTTATTAAATTCGTCTGAGAATGCTTTACAATTTATGTCTCCGTTTATCTCAAAACCGGCAACTCCTCTTTGCGTATATGAAGTTAAATCATTTAATATTGCTAAACTGTTTGCATGAATATCTACAACATCATTAACTCCAAATATTTGATTAATTGTTTGTTCGTTTGTTCTTTCGTTACTTTCATTATTCTTATTCTTAATCTTATCAGCAACTGTTAATTGTATTTGAAAAGTTGTTACAGATGTTCCAAATGAAGTATCTGTAATAAGAATATTACCTAATGGATAATTAGGAAACTGGTCTACATCAATATTACTTATATCACCCTGTGTCACTGCTTCAATTGACGGGTGATTACTCATAATTGTTTTAAAATAATTTAAAACATTATAATATAGAGTAAAGTTAGTACCTGTATTATTAACGATTTGTGTTGACATAGTTATTATAATTGTACTCCTGAAAAGTATTGATTACTTTGGTCAGGATATATTTGTGTTTGATTGCCTACTGATTCTAAGTATTGAGGTATAAATTGAGAATATGCAATTAAATAGTTTTGTAATCTTAATGCATAATAGTCAGCGTTATTCTGTGATTGTTGTTTTAAATAATCAATTTCAGATTTAGCAGGTGCTATACCTTGTTCACTTTGTTGTTTAACTGCACCATTTGATTTAAATTGAACAGAACTAAAAGGAATATATTCAACACATGCATACCACAATAAAGTATATTTAATATGGTCATCTAAAAGGTCTTGATAATATACTGATAATGTAGATACTGTATTTGCAATAATTTGTGCCTGTAAATAATCAAATAGAACAGTTCCTAATAAGTTCTTTAAGTATTTATCTTGTGCAGTTCTAACAAACGGCAATAAAGCATCTGCATCAATTGCACCTTGCAATGGAGAATTCTTTATAATATCGTTTCTATTTATGAATAATGCGTATGACATAGTTTATTTTTTATATATTTCGTATTCTTTATTATTTAGTTCTAACATAGAAAAACTTTCATTAGGTGTTGATTCAAACTCACCATCTTGATATTGTTGGTCAGTTGGGTCTTCCTGTATTGCAGGATTTTCTAGTTGTTTATTAGTTTCATCTTCGACTTGTCCAACCGATTTACCAGTTTCTTCTGCCTGTTTTGAAAGAATTACTAATGGTGTTAATTGTTCAAAGTATAATTCCATTTCATCGTATCCACCTTGTACCAATGCAGCATCTAAAGAATTTAAGATAATGTTTTGGAATGGAGAAATAGTCATAGTTTGTAAGATACTAAATGCAGTCATCATTTCTTCTGATTGAGAACTGAATCCAGTATTCTTTGTTCTAATACCAAATAATAAAGGTGAGGTTACTCTATGTGCAACTAAGATTCTATCTTGTGTATATTCTGCAACATAATCATACTTCTCATGCAAATTAGGTATATCAATTACATCTAAAGTTGGTTTAGTTGTAGGGTCATCATTAAATGATAACATAAATCTACCTGCGTTATCTGTTCCTGTGAATTTTGCTTGAACTAAATCTTCGATAGTTTCTCTCTCTTCAGGAGCGGGTACACCATTGTTGAAGTTTAACATCACTGCAGGTAAGAAACCGTTTGTAATGTTATTTAAATGCAAATTAGATATCTCTCCTTCACTAACTGCAAATTGCATTGCAGAAACCCAATCAGGTAAACTATAATAGTATAAATTTGGACTATAATTCTTAATGTAAAGTATTTCACATTTTTCATTTGAAGTTCCAAATGCAGGAATCTTTTTCTTTTCTTTTATTTTCTTTTGGTCATTCCAATCAATACAATAATAATAATTTTGAATCTTTGGATGTGATAATAATTTCTCTGCTCTGATATATTGAACAGGAATATGATACATCTTAATTATTTGTGTATGGTCATCATTCCAATATACTTGATAACATGCATTACCATAAAGTTTTAAGTCAAATGCAACTCTTTTAGTTTCTTCTTGTGGAACTAATTTTTGAAAAATCTTATCAAATGTAGGATTTTTAGAGTATACACCTTTACCATATATTAAGTCAGCAATACCTTCTATACATGCAGCATTAGTTGTTGATACATTAAATGTCATAGTTACTGCATCAAAAAAGTCATCATGTCCATAAACACCAAAAGGTATCCAGTTCTGACGAGTTTTAGTATCTTCCGTTATGAATGGAAGTTGGTTGTTATTTACATTTACAATTGCAAAGTTCTCTTGTTGTTTCATATTAATCCAATATTATGTATCTGTTTTCGCTAGCGTGTGATGTTACTGGCGGTATTTGGTTTTCGTATTCTGATTTTTGTGCAGATGATGATTTGTATACTTGAATAGAAC